CCAGCGGCGGATCAGGAGCGTGGTCAGCTCGATGCCAATCGCCTCCTCGATCTGGCCCGCAATGCCGGGGAATGTCGTCATTGATCCAACTCCACGCCTTTGCGATGGCACCAATCCTTGAGCGCCTCGACCACGTCGCGGATCTCGGCCGCCTCCTGCATCACGTCGATATCGAGCGGCACATAGCCCCATGTCTTCTCAAACCGCGCGCGGATGAAGGCGTTGAGGCCCTTTGGCCCCGCCACCTTCGCCTCGCCTGCATCAACGAGCAGCCGCCATAGCACATGCGCGAACCGCACATCGGGGCGCTTGGCCGCAGGCCTACCGCGCCCGCCCGCCTTAGGATCGCCAAACGGCTTGAACCCGCGCGCCTTGAGCGCGTCGAGCACCTGCTTGCGCTCGGCCTCTGTCATCGAGGTAAGGCTTTCCTTACCCACCAGCTGCAGCTGCATCGCGCGCCGCGTCTCGCTATCAATGCCCAATTCGCGGCATCCGACATGGATCAATTTGACCGTTTGGCTCATCGGCGGATCCTTTCCTCATGGGTCATAATGCGTTGCAGACGTTAGATTTCGGCGCGGGTGGTGGCCAAGAACTGTTCGGGTTCATCAATCGCGAGGCTCTGGCTTCGTTCCATCAGGCGCTCGACGGCGCGCCGATAGGCGGCATCCGCGTTGAGATGCGCGGAGATCACCTTGTCGGTAATCAAGCGCAGCTCTAACTGAAACTCGGCCAAGGTCATGGATCAGGCTTTCGCCAGATCGATGGTGACGGGTTTCCAAGGGCTGTCCGGCGTCTCGCGGCGATAGAAGCGCACATAGCGCTTGGTGCCGACCGTCTTCATCGCGTCCTTGATCGCCTGCATCGCGGATTGCCAGCGCGGGTGCGCGATCTCGAGGCGCAGCAGATGATAGAGCGCGGCGCGGTTGATTTGCCCCTCTTTGTCCACGTTGAACGCACGGTTCACGACCGCCTTTAACTCCGCGCCCGATCCCGCCGTCCATTCCGTCAGGCATTCATCGACCAGCTCTTTGGCGACCTGCAGCTCAGGGCCGAACACCACCTGATCGGCAATCTGCACGGTGATCTTCATCGTGCCGTCATGGCTGAACAGGGTTTTATTGCCCTTCTGGCCGCCGATCTTCGCCTCATAGCGCTCGGCGATCAAATCCTCGAACGCCCCGAGGTTCTCGTAAAAATGCGCCGAGAAGCGCGAGAGCTGATCGGAAAGTGCGACCGCATGGCCCATCTCCTCACGCACAAGCGCGTCTTCCAGAAGGTGCTGGGGTTTGATCATCGAGACGGGTGTCTTCTCACCGCGCCCGCCGATGATGTGTTCAACACCATCAATCGTCACGCGGCCCGAGGGCAGAATTGCTGGAGGGTAAAGGCTCATTGAAGGGCTCCTTCATGGGTGGGGGAATGGGGGACCGCATGGGTCATGATCGAGAGCGCCGCGCGGCGGGCCTCGGCATCGGTCAGCTTGGCATCCGATAGGATGGAGCAGGCTGCGAGGAGCGAGGCCGAGAGCTGCGCATCGGCGCGGGCTTGGGTTTGCAACACGGCACGAGCGCGCAGCGCGGTATTGGGCGCGGCGTCCATGCCCTCCAGCAGCTGCGCCAAGCTGACACGGTAATCCGGATCCGCCTGCGCCCGCCCCGTCACCCGCTGCAGCGAGTGTTTGATCGTGGTGGCATCGCGCCCGCCCAGCACCGCGCCGATCACCGCATAGGGCGCGGAGGTCAGCTGCTGGCAGACATAGGCCGCCTCATGGCGCGGCCATTGCACCTCCGGCGCGCGCCCCTTGCCGATCATATCGGCCAAGCTCACCCCGTGCAGATCCGCAACCTGCAACGCAATCGCCGCAATCCGCTCGCGAAGTTCAATCTCGCTCATGCCTTGCCCTCCGGTGCCGCCGCGCGAGGGCAGCGCGCGCAGGCGCGATACATCCGAACCCGCAGGGTGTTGGAACTGACGAAGGTCTTGGAGCGCTCGCGCCACATCCGGCATTCATGCGTGGGCAGGAAGCCCAGCGCGGGGCAATCCACCACGGCATTTTCGAAATGTCCGCGCACCAGCTCCTCGACCGCGCCCAGATCGCCCGGATATTTCGCCCGCAGCACTTGGCTCACCAGTGCACCGGATCGCCCGATCTTCTCCGCGACCTTGTTCTGGCTGGTATCCATGCAGGCCCGCGCGAGAGTGATGACCCAATCGGGGCATAGCGGCCCCCAAGCGGTCTGCACCGTTGTCATAAGATCGCTCATCTCCGGCCCCTCACGATATGGGTGAATTCGTCCTCATTGGCGTCCCAGATTGCGCGCACGCGGCACTCGACTGGCGCATGTGCGCCCGTGGGTTTGATCAAGCGGTAGCGCGCGGTGCGCTTGCCGGGGATGGCAGTGCGGGTGACGCGCAGATAGCCGCCCTCCAGAAGCAGGCTGCAATATCCCTGCGCCTGCGCCTCGGTGACGCCAAGGCTGGTGGACGCGAGATCCGCCGCCGAAAATTCCTTCTGCATCCGCATGCTGCGCCAGAGTTGCTCGGTCACTGGCTCCGAGGTCTCCAGCAGGCGGTCGCGCTCCATCCCTGCCCCGATGCTCTCGCGGGCGAATTGGGTGATCCGGTAGCGACGGGTTCGGCCCTCGGTGCGGGCGATCTCGGCGATCCCTGTGCTTACCCAGCTGCGCACATAGCGCGCCGCCACCGATGCCGTGACCCCTGCCCCCTTCGTCAATTCCCCCGCCGTGAAATCTCCCATGCCCAAAGCATGCTGAAACGCGGCGTGGATCTCTTCCGTCGAGTTGCGTCCCTGCCTCATGCCACATCCCTCCGCGCGGCGGGCGCTTGGCCGGTGAAGAACCCGTTGCGGCCCCAATCCATCATCGAGATCTGCTGCATGTCCTTGGTCTGGGCGAATTCATGCACCCGCTCCAAGTTCACACAGATCCGGCGGATCGATTTGTTCGAAACCTTGAGCAGATACTCCGACAGATCCGCCGCCAGCGTGACCTTCGGGCAGTAGATCTTCGCCAGATGCGCCACGTCGGTGATCGTGCCGGGCTGAGCCGCGACCCAATCGAGCATCCGGCCATGAACCCGCTCCCATTGCTGGAGCTTTTGCGGCAGCTCTTCCTCGCCGATCAACAGCACCGGCGCGCCGGAACTCTCATAGATATCCCGCGCCAACTCGATGCAGCGCCGCGCCACCAAATGGTCGGCCTCATCAATAATCAACGGCTTGCCGCTGATCGCCAGCTCTTCGGAGATCTGATCGACCATATCCGCAATCGTGCGCGCGGGCTTGATCCCCATATCGGCCAGCGTGGCCTCGCAGAACTTCCGCGCCGTCCATGTCGATTTGACCTGCACCTGATAGGCGCTGAATTTATTGGCCGCATAGACGGCGGCAGTGGTCTTACCCCAGCCGCTCGGCCCGTAGAACACCGCCATCCCCGGCAAGCCGTGGGCGCGGTTCTGGACCCGCTGCAAAAGCGAGACCATCGCGGCCACGTTCCGCAGGGGGGCTACCGTATTGTAAAGGGGCGTTTCGTCTGTCATCTTCATCTCCAATACCGCTCTAAGTTCCTCCGGTGGGCGCGCATGCCCCCGGAGGTTTTTCATCCAAACATCCCGTCTCCGTGGTCCTCGAAGAGCATCCGCTCCGCTTGGTATTCGGGGGTTTTCTGGTAGCTCATCAGCCACCGCTGCTGATCGCGCGTGGCGCTCTCGCCCGCCGCGATCTGACGTTCTAATTCCAAGGCCCGCTTGAACCGCGCGCGCGGTTCCTCCTCGGGCGCACGCTCAACACGGCGCGCGCTCAGATCCGCGACAATCGCCGCCTCGGCGAGGCGCTCGGCATCAGACATTGGCGGGGTTGGCTCGACGCCTCGGCCCTGCTTGCCAAAGATTGGGCGCACCACCTTGGCCTCGATGGGAGGCATGGCGTCGGGCGCTAGCGCATCCAGATCACGGCCCATCTGGACGGCTGTATATTTACGATGCGCCTTGAGCTGCTCGCGCACGGCCTTGGTGTAGGCCTTGCGGGCTTTTTCATGTACTTTGCCCTCTTCCATATCGAAGAAGCCTGAGTTGTTCCGGCAAGGGGCATGGCCCAGATACTCGTTCTCGGTCGTATAGATATGGAGACCGTCCCAGAGCGCCGCGTTGTCGAAGCGCACAAGAATGCGTTTTCCGGCATATTCGCTCATCCACGGGGCGTAGTATTCGTTACCCATGAACTTCACGCGGCCGGTGCGCGAATGACAGTTCAGCCCCTGCGCGCCCATCAGCCAGAAGCGGCGCTGCGCATCGGTGGCGCGACGGATCGGGCTGACCTCATAGCTTTCCGCAAACACATCCGCGAAGGACCGCCCAAAGGCCACTTCGGAGCGCCGCCCTTGGCGGGTGTTATGCTCTTGAATGCCCTCACCGAGCACCCGCAGGAAATCCTCGAGTTTGACGGCCCGCGAGCCGTAATCCTCAGGCTTTGCACCGGGGTGATTGCCCGTATAGGCCCCGTTGAACCGTGGATCCTTGGCGATGGCATCGCACATGTCGCGGAACGCCCGCTCGATGGGTTTTGACTGGCCGCTATAAGGCTTGGCGAAATGCACCTCGCAGCCAAGGCTCACAAACAGCCCCGGAAGATCGTCCTCGCGGATCGTGAACTTGTTGCGCTTCTCGACCCCGCCCGTGAGGCGTTTATTGGCAAACTCCTTGCCGTTATCGAGGAGGATCTTCTCGGGGATCCCGAAGTCCTCGATCATATCCCCCGCGCAAAGCTGCACGGCGAGGGTGTTGGGCGTCTTATCGACCCGCCAAGACAGGATCATGCCGGAGAAAATATCCTGAAACGCGCACATCTGGGGCCGCCCGATGACCGGCTTTGTATCGCCGGGCTGCATCGGCCATTCGACAAACACGTCGAACTTGTGGAAGTCGGCGTTAACTGCTTCCAGCGCACGCAGGCAGGTTTTGTCCCGCGTCTGCGCCGGATACATATGCTTGAGTGCCTCGCGACCTTTGCGCGCCAGAACCTGCACCGCGTTTGGCACCTCGGCGTCCAATCGGCGGCGCATCGTGCGCTCGGGCGCGGTCACCCAGCCCTGCTTTGGCGCGAGGCTCACCGCGCGGCGATAGCAGGTTGAGAATGAGGGGGCCGCAGGGCGCAGATAGTCGGATTTGATCCAAGAGAAGAAGTCCTCAGAGAACTCCGCCATCGGCCGTTTGCGCGCGCCGACACGGTGACGCGGCGCGAGATAGGCGAGCCGATCCACCTCCGAGATGCCCTCGATCATCGTGAACCAGTTCCAGATCGTGCGTGCCGAGATCCCGCTGAGCTTCGCGACATCGATCACCGCGAGCTGTTTACTGATCGCGGCCCCGATCAGCCCCTCGACCGATTGGATCACGCCCAAGCGCCGTGCCGCCTCGGTTTTGGCCTTCTGCGGCAGTTTTTCGTAATAGATCCACGCCTCGTCCCGATCCAGCTTGGCGGGTGCGTTCGGTGCGGCGGCATCCTTGCCCATCGCCAGTTCGGTCAAATGCCGCTGCGCCCGCGCGGGGAACAGCTTCGGGCTGTATTCCCAACCACCACCCCGCCCTGCCCGCCTGCGCGCCAACTCTGGGTGGCTGCGCCAGCCTTGGGCCTTGAGGATCTGCTCCACGCCCTGCCGAGAGGTCGGCATATCGGGCAAGCCCGCGTCGGCAATCTCTGCCGCCGTCCACCAATCCTGATCAGGGCGTGAATTACGCGTCATTGGGCTGCAATCCCCGCTGCGTCAGCGGGGGCCTCAGCCTCCCAGCCTTCCGACACCAGCTCATGCGCCAGCTGTTCCATCTCGGGGAAATGCTCCCCGACAAAGCGCCGCTTCGCCGCCTTAGGAGCGCGGGACCATGCCTCGCGCAGCGCTTTGAACGCCGCTTCAACGGGATCTAAATCGCGCTTCACAGGCGCTTGGCCCGTCGTTTGCAGATGCCGTTTCAAAGCGTCCGCTGCGGATTTGGCCTCGCCGACCACCAGTTGAGCAACGATCTCCCGCCGCTCGGCAGGCTTCACCTTAGCAATGACCTGCAAGTCCTTAAGCGTGACAGGCTTTTGGGCTTCGCGCAGCTGCTGCGCCTCCTGAGGCGAAAGCGCCGCGCCAGCCGCAACCATCCGGCGCACATGGCGATCCGTCAGGCCGAACTTCTCGGCCGTTGCGGCTGCGAAGGATACGACGGACATCATGTCCGCCGTATTCCAACGCTTCGCGACCAACTCAGAGCCTATCGTAGCCCGTGCCTCGGGATGCAGCTTCTCATAAAGCCGCTTCCGCTCGGCCAAGAACACTGCCGTGTCGAGCGCGGTCAGTTCCGCCCCTGCGATATTGTCATCAACCTCCATCAGCCGCGCCCAATCGTCTGTAACATTCGTCCAGACCTTCGCCGGAATCTCCGCCCAGCCCATCTCGACCGCCGCCTGCAAACGGTGCGCGCCCGCGATCAGATGCAACTCGCCGCTGTGCTTCTTGCGCACATGGATCGCGTCTTTCATCACGCCCAGCTCAGTGATCGACGCCACCAAACTCGCCACCGCTGCCGCAGATACCGGACGCAGCCGCCCCTGCGTGTGAACCTCGGCCACTGCGACCGTCTCAAGCTTCATAAGCGTCGGTGTCATTGGAAAACCCCCAACAGGAAGAAGAGTTCAAAGGAGAGGAGAGCAAAGGCGCAGCCTCCAATCACGCGGCCCACGAAAGTGGCCTCAAGCCAACGGTCCACGAGGAGGATCCGGCAGTAGAAGCGGCGCACTCGGCCAGAGGTTAGTCGGCCCATCAGGCGATCTCCTTAGGCTTGTGAGGGACCGGAACCTCGCGCGGCCACGCAAGATCCTTTGGCCAGCGGCTATGGAGTTCCCATGCGGCGCGCTCCGCCGTCCGCACGTTGCAGCCCTTTCCATCGCGCAAACGCTGGAAGAACCGCGCGTGAACACCACACCACTTGGCGATCGTGGTCTCAGACCGCCCCATGTGGGCGGCGAGATCGGAAGCGAGGGTGAGAAGGTGTAAATATTGCATAACCCAAATATGGCAAACTTACACTATTAGTCAACGGCAAATTTACACCAAATGGAAACAGCCTGTTTCCTAAGGGGTAGGCTTGTGCGAAATGCTGTCTTGGTGCATTTTTACACCATGATGAACGCACCCCATATCTACGCACTCCTAGAAGCGAGACGCAAAGAACTCGGCCTCAGCCAGGCTGAGGTCGGGATGCGCGCATTCGGCAAAGCGGACAACACTCCGCTACAGAATTTAAAGAAGGGATCCTCCCCGTCGGTCGAGCGTATCGAGGCGCTCGCCAAGGCATTGGGACTTGAATTCTATCTGGGTGCGCCACGCGAGAGCGGCCCCATCGAGATTGCCGAAATTGACGGAGAACAATTCGCGCCCATCCGACGATTTGACGCAGAACTCTCTGCGGGCAATGGCGCAGAGAACGACACCGTTTTCGTGTCAGAAATGCTCGCCTTCCGACGCGATTGGCTCAAGCGCCTAGAGGTCTCCCCTAGCAACGCTTGCCTCGTAAAGGTGCGCGGCGAAAGCATGCTCCCCACCCTGCACGAAGGTGACCTCGTGCTAATCGACCAATCCAAAACCAAGATCCGCTCCGGCCGCATCTACGCCTTCAACGACGGCGGTCACTCGAAGGTCAAACGGCTCGATTGCATGGATGACCACACCCTGATCATCCGCTCCGACAACCCGCAATTCCCGCTCGACATCCGCAAAGGCGAAGACGCCAACGCCCTGAAGGTCATCGGCGAGGTGGTGTGGTCCGGGCATACGTTTTCATAAGTTTTAACGAGGTATTTCAATGACGAAATCGAATAGCGGCTCCAGCCCTCAGCCGAAAGAAAAACTCGCGATCAATTCGTCGCGGCCGCCTCGGCTCAACGTTGGTAAAACGGCAGCATCCTCTGCTCCCCCGACCAAGAAGTCATTGCCGAAAAAATAACAGAGGACGCGCCAATTGCGGCATCGTCAGTCTAGAAGATAGCAACGGATCTCCTTGATCCGTTGTGCGGGGTAGTATGTCATACAGGTAGATCCTTCCATCTCGGAAGGATCTATATCGTCCCAAGATTCACCCGGCGCATCCTGCATACCCGTCACAAACATCGATACCGAGCCATCGTCGCCAAATACACAGGGACCGTGCGCGCGATCCTCAAACTGGCCCAGCTCGCTGCTCACTCTGCTGTTGTCATCGAGGACGAGGACGACGCGTTTAGGCTTGAAAGCCGAATGCAGGCGGACGCTGTCCCATGAGGAGACGTGCCGATCTGTGCAATTGATGCCTGTGCGATAGAGCAAGTCCCCGACCCAATCGCCCAGAAACATCCGCCAGATCGCGGCGCAGACAACCGCAGGGGCGATGGCTACCAATGGCGCGAAAATCGACGGAGAGGCAGCACTGTAGCCGAGTTTCCCGATCAGCGCGAAGACGAGCGTTAGGAACACTACATCGATGGTGGCATGGCCCTTGGCGTGACCTCCGTATGCGATGCGATAGGCCAAGTAACCTGCCGTCAACACAGCAAGCGTTTGGATGGGAAGGTTCAGAAGGCTCTGGATATCCTGCATTGCAATCTCCGCGCGTGAGGGACATCGTTGTATACGGTACCCAGAGAGCGGTTGCGCCCCTGACCGAGGTCAGTCCCAAAGCTGTCGAACGCCCTAGTGCTGCGCTCAGCGATAAGTGGTTTCAGTTGAAACACAAACTGATTTTCCTCTGCGCAATGCACACGGCGGTTGGAGATACCTTTCTGTCAATCTGACAGCCACTTCGCTAAGAAGTGATTATTCCTAAACACTTGTGAACAATGGATATGTGGTCAACATCCGATCTAAACTAATCATGAAGGAATCGACTCCACATACAACTTTAGGCAGTCTGGAAGGGCAGCCAAGCTCGAAAAGGTTCTCACTGAATCTGTCCTCGGATCAAACGTCATGTTCGCTTTCTTGGAGAATATGGTTGGTTTTTTCGTTCCGCGGTCATGTTTCAAGGCCTCTAGGAATGCTACAAACGCAGCGAGCAAGAACTTCCCCCTCCAGTCCGTCACTGGGTTGAGTTTCTTGAAATCCGTTTCTTTCAAAAGAACTTGAGACTTATCTAAAGGCTTAGCTTTCCCCATTCGGGAAAGTATATTTTCATCTGTAAGTGGCTTTTTTACAGTCGGATAATCAACAGAAATATTTGGCGTAATGGTTTGATCATGAGAATGAGTTTCAATATTTTCTAATCTAGCATAATACGCACACAGATTTGCAAATCCAAGTGCATCAATATAAGAATCCACGAACCTCCTGAAATGCGCCTTTATGTTAATCACATCCTGTGCGCCATCAACGTCATTGCATCGGAACTCACCTGAAAGAAGCGAACCCAAGACTTCCTCCGAAACCAATAGGTTTTCAAAGGAATAGGTTGGAGTCATCCATATTTTTTCACTGGGTGCGCGCCCCCTCATTCCATCAAAATCTTTATCTATAAAGCACCAAAACTCACTCAAACTAAACTCCATACTCTCAGAAATTAGATCATGAAGTTTCAGAACATTGCTTTTACCCCTGCAATTGTAGGTCGCCACTCTATTTCTGGCACTAGGATTAAATCGGCATAGGCATGCATCCACGAACGTTACATCATCGTTCCCTTCAACCAACAGCACACTTGGTTGCCCACATGCACCCTTGAACTTTAGCAGACTCAAGTAAAGAACCTCATCTGCACTGCTGGCTTCGAATATTTTTTGCGCTCTAGACATACTCAACCATTCAACTCGTGCTTCTTATAGCGCAAAACTTTTAGGTCGCCTGCATATGGCCGAAGCTCATTTTTGAAAATAAACGGAGAATGCGTTATGGCAATGAGCTGACTGCAGCTCTTCGCCTTCACGATGTCAGGCAAGAACTTCATCTGCCATTCCATAGACAGAGAAAGTTCTGGCTCATCAATTAGAACAATCACATTCTGTTCCGGCTCCAAGTAGAGCCTAGCAAAAATGCTAATTATTTGCTTTTCGCCAGATGACAGCGCTTCGAGCGGAAGCTTCTTGCCCGTGTAAGTATTCTCAACTTTTGCTTCTGCTGAAGCCTTGTCGAACATGAAGCATTTTTCGTTGATTTCATCTAGCCAGTAAGAGTTGATAACTTCGATGAATGCTTCGATTGCAGATTCCCGATCTTGAGTTGAAGCATAGGTATGCATCAGCTGATCGAGGAAGCTTTTCAAGTAAATATTTTCTTCATCATTTATCTCTCCCGAGCTAATTAATTTCTCCATCCGCCTTCTGGTCGTTTCATCATTTCTTCCAAGGCGACCCAAGACGACCTGAAGTGATTCCAAATTAATGGGGCTGGAGTCCTCGACATTGCGCTTATAGTTTCCAAAAACTAAGTCATCAAGCGTTCTTGCATTGATCTGCGAAAAGGCCCTTACCGTTGTTCTTCGGATTTCTTCGGCCATTTCCGAAAGGCGAATTTCAACGTCTTGCAAGCCAAAATGGATTAGTTGTGTTGGTTGACTTCTGCGTCTGAACTGAGGCGATCGACGAGTTGAACCCTGCTTTATTCTATACTCTGGAAGCAGCGCTTCAATTCTCCGATATGTTGGAAGATACAACACAGTGTGGCCATCAAGCGCAGCTTGGACTTCAGCGGTGAACTTTTTGAAATTATCGTTTTTCTTCCTGATAGCGCCAGCCGATAATCGCAAATCAAGGGACTGAAGATTCGATTTGAGGAAGCTGCTAGGAAATCTATGCTGCACATACTCTTTTGCGTAGTACCTGGTATTCTCAATTGCATTGTCGTCACCATCGGCGGTGGCAAGAATTAGCTCCTCCGCTTCGATCTTGCTTGGAGGGGTAAGTTCCATTCGTTGCCATATATCGAGCTTGATGAGCTCTCTGTACACCTCGTCAGTGATTGGCGAAAATTCGCTTCGTTTGTGTTCCCAAGACTTTCCCGATATAGTTAGTTTTAACTCCTCAAACTCTGCAGATAAAAATAACCTATAGCCCCCTATAAGTATTGAGTAGAGGGTATTAAGGAGTGTCGTCTTTCCTGCACCATTTTCTGCGACTAAAATTTTTACGGAGTTATTTGCGATCAACTCGATGTCTTTGTAACCATTGGCAAGTTTGAGAGAAAAATTTTGAATAATTGACGTTGAAATATTCAATGAATCTATTTGCTCAGACATTGCGTCGCCTTCCTTGGTAAGGGTGGAACTCTCCATATGCTTCAATCCTGTTTGGAGCGCCGTTGTGGTCCTCCACAAGTGCTTGTCGCGCAGGATAAGGCAGATTCGTCCCTCAGTCTAAAGTTGTTAGCACGCCGATGACCTACAACACCAATGTTGAAATTGTCTTGCTGGATCGAACACCAACTCTGGCCACGCCCTGTGAGCTTTTAAATGACCGCACTGCCAGTTCTCCGGAGGCAACTTGCCGCATCACGGTCAGTCGACCTTCCGCCCATTCCGCAGCCGCATCACTAAGGAATGGTCCGTAAAACAGACACATGACAAGAGAAGCACGCAATCCAACCAATTCAGTTGCATGTTCGTCGCCGCCCCAACCGCAGCGAAAGCCCCTTGAGCACTAACGAAACAAGGAAATTCCGCAAACGTGCAACAAGTTTTCGAACTTGCAGGCGCGTTTGCATGTTCAGCAGCCACGCAACACGCTAATCGAAGTGGCGAAATGCAGCTCAAACGCGATCTGATCCAATAAAAATTGACCCTTAAACGGTCACTCAGTTTCAAACCCTATGACAGCTTCCTAAGCCCCCTATCGCCAGAACTCGCCCCCAGAGGGCATCCCACTGCAGATTTTGGCTCATCGGCCACCGGGGGCCTCAGATTACATAATTGGGCTTATTTCATTGGGGTGTCCGCTACCTTCCGAGACCTTCCCCTCACTTCCCGCATCACTGCAGGTTTTTATGTCAACGCACAGCCGCGATGTTCCGCGAAATGGGGGCGAGCAAGGAGACATGGAGGGCGATTCTAGGTCACGAAACCGACGCCGAAGCCGAGCACTACGACAAGAGTGCAGACCTCCAAAAGGTCGTGCGCGGGGTCTAAATCTACAACTCCTTTTCAAAAGTTGTGGATTTTCCTGATTCATCCAATAAAATCAAAGGCAACTTTGAGAGATGGCGATCCCGGGAGGACTCGAACCCCCGACCAGCCGCTTAGAAGGCGGCTGCTCTATCCAGCTGAGCTACGGGACCACTCGACGCCTGTTTTGCGCGAAAGGGCGCGTCAGTGCAAGAGGGGGCTTACGAGAGGGGCGCCGAGAAAAGTCTTAGAGCGCGCGGGTCATGAAAACGGAGTTCGGATCGAGGTGATAGCTGCCGAAAGGCGGGCATTCCTCAAACCCTTCCGCAAGATAAAGACCCCGCGCCGCGATGAAGCTGGGCTGCACGCCGGTTTCCAAAGACAACCGCGTCAGCCCCTCGGATTTGGCCAGCGCCATCATCTCGCGCAGAAAAATTCGCGCCAGCCCCCTGCCCCGCGCCTCACGCAGCACATGCATCGACTTGATCTCACCATGCTCCGGCGTCAACACTTTCCACGCGCCCATCGCCAGCGGATTGCCCGCCTCGCGCATGACGAGAAACGCGATATCAGGCCGCTTCAACCCGTCTGCAGGGATCATATGCACGGATTCCGGCGGTGTGTCGGAATGCATCGCCTCGGTGTGGCGCTCATGCAAAAGCGCCAGATCGGGCTGGGTCGGGTCTTCGCGTTTCAGAGTGATCATTCCACAGAGTCCAAATATCCCCGCCGGAGGCACGCGCGGGTAGGGTTCGCCTCCGGCGGGGATATTTTA